TCTTTATGTTGTGGTTTAACAGGCTTTATGGCATTCTAGCAATTCAATTACTTATTTTCATACCAATTACTTGATATGTGATCCAAAATGAACCATTAGGAGTTGATGTAATCACAAGTTTTGATTCTTTAGATGATGACAATGTTGGAAACACAGACGCAATAAATTCATCCGCAAGATTATTTGACAAGAAGGCAAATTCGTCAAGCATAAGAACATTACAATTATGACTTACTACACCGTCTGAAATATACGAATGTGTATCTTTTACATTAAGTGCATCATATACATCAACCGCATCGTCTATTTCTGTTTTTGAAATAATTCTCACATCATTATACAACACATCATCAACATCTAAGAACATACATTCTATGAATACCGCTTCACCATATTCATCTTTCATTCTTAGTTGATGGTCAGGTGTACAACGAAGCGTTTTACCGTTTGACAATTCAAGTAATATTGTTTTCTTAGTACCTCTTGATATAATACCGTCAAACGGCTTAAATCCATTTTCTGTTAAGATTTCAAACATAATTTACTACCACGTTTATTATACCATCCTTTAGGTAATGGTGAATCAATAGGAATCATATGGCATTTTCCATTTTCATCACATACAGCACGAACTGTTCCCTTTTCGTATGATGGTTTTCTTTTATTTTTATCTCGAATTTTTGCTTCATTAGGCTTGCCTCGTACCCATCCATCAGGAATTTCATCATCTACCTTAAAGTATTTGTATTTTAATGTTTTAGTATTCCAATACATTTTTCTTCCCAATATTGATGATTTACGTTTTACATATTCATAAGTTTTTGGTTGTTTTGGTACTGAAACAAATTCAGGATAACCATTTTCAGCATTCCACTTATCAGCAAACTTTTTTGCAATTTGTAAATCATATTTTACAATATATGATTTATTCGGAATTGTATCGGATAAGCATTGTTTCATATATGGATCAACAAACTGAACTATACCATCGAATAATGCTTTTCTAATTTTATACACTGAAGAAAACAATTTGGCATTAATCAATTCATTATAACCATGATATATTTTGCCGTTATATTCAAATATATGGTTAAATGCATATCGATTCCCGCGTTTAGATTGTATCATTTTTAATTTTGCTTCATCCGTATGTTTCTTCCCATAAAATCCATTATCCTCACCATACAATATGCACACATTACCACCTAATGTAACATTATAGGTATTTCGATTGTTTACAAATTCCTCATTAACAATCTCTCGCTCTTTTGCCTCAGCCTCTTCACATGTATCAAATTCATACAAAATCTCCTTTTTGAAATTTTGTATTCCATATTTTTCAATTGCTTCTAATAACAATTTTCCACTACCAAAATAATTGTCATTTGGATTGTTTGTCTTATGAAACCCAACATAATATTTTCCATTTATTAAATTGGTAGTTTTATAAATGTAATACTTTTCATCTATCTTTTTTGGTGAGATATTCATTTTAAAATATTCGGATATTTTGCAATAATATTATCAATTGAATCTGTGGTTTCTTCACCATCAACCTTTACTGTAATTATTGAGTCGCCAGATAGACAACTCATACCGCGAACTGCGCTTGGACTTGTTGCCGCCGCCAAGATTCGACTACCATTTTCAAATTTCAAACTTTTCTTATTCCATTCTTTGATACCTGGCTTAAGCCAAAACGGTAGAAGTTCATACATGTACTGAATACGACTGAAAATCTCAATTGCTGTTGCCTGTTTATTTGCAAGTAATACAGCAGTTTTTAGTGGATAAAAAATTGCGTACAAAAGAAAATACCCTGCCATAACTGTGCTATTATGTGTGGGAAGATAATTTTCACCGCACAAATACATTTTATCGCAATTTGATACCTGAATACATTTTCCAATCATGCCCCCAACTTCTTCAATCTTCACAATCTGTTTATACAATCGTTCACTCAATTGAAGCTGTATCGTGCTACTTGTTTGATCCACTCGAACGTTATGCCCTAATGAACAAAGCAGTGAATATACCTGATTAGCCAGTTTGAGTCGTGTATATGGGAATCGCAAATCTTGATACACCTGCTTAATTTCGTCTAATGCTTCTTCACGATTAGATGAAAACATCACTTCATTCGGAATCTCGGTTGTTTCCTCTGTGAATTTCCATGAGGTATATGGTGTATCATAGTGCACTTTTTGCGTTGGTACAATCCAGTATGATTTTGTGCCAATTGCATCAAGAATTTCCTTTGTGCTTTTAACGCTTACATTTTTAGGTGTAAGTGTATTGGTGTTAGCATGTCCATCACACACTCGCCATAGATGATCCCCACACGCAACCACCGATTCCGCGGTATCAAACATAATCTTATACATTCTCAATGGTTTAGGATCGGTTTCTGCAATTACGGTTGTTGGTTTACCATCGGCGCCGAATACCGTATCTCCAACATGAATATCACGCATTAGCTTGAAGCCTGAAGGAGTCGGTATTTTTGTGTTCATCGGTAGTGCTTTACCGCTTTGACGAAACAACATCGAAATTGTAAATCGATTATTGTGTACTGCCTCAATAATCCGTTTTTGATA